CTCAAATCAGACCAAGCTGTACCAGCTGCGACTAATCCTGCTAATGTAATATAGCTCTCCAAAGATGGGTCAGTGACTTCAATAGCCATCACCCATTCATAATTCGCATTCGTGGAGCCACCAGTTGGTGTCACCATTGAAGAAGCAGTTCGTCCTTCAAATATATCGATAGGTGCATTGTTAACACCTCCGAAACTTGGTCCAGGCGTGGATACAGTTGTACTACTTTGATTGTGGTAAGTTACTATGAACCTACCTGCACTGCCCACAGGAAACAATATTTTCAATTGTCCTGTAGCAGGCACACTGAGTGATAATGCTAAACTGTTGTCATAGGTAGTCAATGTTCCGATTGGATTGGCTGCTGTCACACCAGCCATATGGAAATGGCTTTGAGCCAAATCGCTACCAATCGCACCGCCTAAAGTAGGCGATTTCAATACTACATCATAAGACACATGCAATTCTCCAGCAACAGAATCAGTTTGAGAACCGACTGTTGCAATTAACAATTTACCCAAATCATATTTCTGCAAGTCATCACTGACTCCAGCAGAACGCACTAATAAATTGCGCATGAGTCTCGAACTTGGGGCACATTCAACAGGAAATAGGTTATCTTTACTAGGCACACCTGCTCGAGCGCCTGATAAACCCAATATTCCTGCCTTAGATTGAGGCACCTCAGCATTCACATCATAAATCACAGCTCCAATAATTGTACCTAGAGCGGTGCTGGTAGACCCAAGTGCAGTAGCACTAGTTGATTTAAATGTGAAAATCATAGCAATAGCGTCCCATTTCTGGAAACTACGTGCTAGATTGCTGAGCCAAGGAAATGTCGTCTGCATACCAGGATTAATATTCAAGACCATATTGGTTAGCGCGGTGGTCGAACTAATATCCATGATATACTCTGTATGTCTCACGCGTACACCATTGTCAGGAGCGGACCCAACAACAGGTACAGGTGATGCCATTAGTGAATCAGCGCCTACTTTATCATAAGCGCCTACACCCACTATTGGTCTTGCTTTACGCATAAATCGTCCTGCATTTGGATGCCATACATCTGCTGCGGCTTGTACGACATCCAAAAAGGGGGTAGTAAATTTCTTGTAACCTTTCTTCAGATCTGACCAGAAACCTCCTCTTCCACGCATTCGAGGTCTCCTAACTGCTGCAAGCAGTCGTCGACTAGGAACTCCATTCCTTCCTTTACGCGGCATTTCGTAAAATTTTATGAAACGGTTACCAATCTGCTTCGAATTCATCACTCGAAAACCTGTCATAGTACAGTGCCCAAATTTTAGGCACACGATCTAACACGATAGGCGTAAAGATGCCCTGCAGTTGAGTCCAAGAAGAACAAATATGTTCGAACTCAGCCTGTTCACTAACCGAAATGTGATACAGGTCTTCAAAAAACAAACGAGTTCGCATCTGACAGCGAGCTGGTTTGTACAAATACCCAGTGGCATTTTCAATTTTATGTGCAGTCCAACCTGGGTCTTCATCATACGCGCGCCTTCTCTTAATTGCGCCTGAATTGGTGACAATACGTATAATGGCATCTGCAAAAGGTCCGAGCATTGGGCAATTAGGAAACTCGGCTTTCAGGGATAATGCTTTTGTGAAAAGCAAATCTAATTGACGGTTAGGATTGCTGCCCACAGCACTAGTCCATCCAAATTTAACTAATCGTTCTATCGGTTCTGTTACTTGATCCAGATTTTCCGTGAATTTCATTTTACAGAAACCTGCACGGCCAATGTCATCGAATAGTTCAATTTTAGCATGGAATCCAAGCTTTGCGAAGTCTGATGATGTAGGAACTTGACCATCCATCCGAAATAGTCCATCATCTCCTTCCACAACGCCCTTAGCGTCAAAACCAAGCTTATGGCAAACAAATTTAACTACCATCAAATTTGTGAATCCATTCCCAAGGGACGTCCAAAGGTCACCTGACATACGTCCATCATGGAATTTAAATGTGAAATCGCGATGATTCACAATATGCTTGCACATAAGTTGGGATTTAAACAATTGGTTAAGTTGAGGGTTCAAATGACCAGCCATGTAATCAACAAGTGGAATTTCTGTACACTGACTAATATCTCGCGTCATCGAACTTTCAAACGAGCTGAAGTCCAACCCCAAGTAGGTTGCACCGACGCAATATAAACGTTCCTTAATTAATTTTGCACGTTGAAATGTTGTTACATGTTTCAAAAAATACTGGCTTAATTGATTATACACGGCTTCTTCAATAGTCCGGATAAAAGCACCCAGGATAACCTTCTGATCCTGAGATGCTGCATAAATACCTCTATGATATTTATACGCAGGATACCGCTCGCGTTTTGAAAAAATATCATGATGCATATCTCTATAGAGGTAAGTACATCCATCAGTTAATCTTAGGTAATCACGTCTTGCTGTTAGAGCATCTTTTATTTTCCTTGTATAGTGACATTTCTCAATATGCTCTTCCCATGGAATTAATTCAGTACACGGTTTTAAATTGCTACGAATCCAATCATACACCCATTGTTTGAACTCACCAACTAAGTTCAAATCATACCCGACTGCAACGGGCTTTAACATGCGGTATTTGATTGACTCAATGAGCGAATGGCTATCGCGGCAATCTGGGGCAGGTAATGCGACATTAGCGACGTGACAAGGAAGCCTAAGATACATTGCCCGACGACGCTCCACACACGATTGGTGAACAACCAATTTATGACGTTTACAGTCCGTGATTGGAGGTAAGCCCACATCGTGGAGACGGTACCCATAGAGGTACCTGCCAGACGCGGGCTTTCTTGAAAATGGCGTAGTGCAGTGCCATCAACAAGGAGGTCGGATGCAAGTACTGCCGAAGTCCAAACAATGCTTGACATATTTCGGACAACGGTTTCAGAAGAATCATCAAATTTCAGTTGAATAACTGACCTCCCGACATTAATTGCATATAAATGTGACAAAAATTTGGAGATACGTTCGGGATCTGGTGTGTCATCTGAAAATCTTGTAGTAGCATTTGCAGTGACTTGTCCGGACACCAGAACTGATTCTTTCTGATAAGTGGGCTCAATGAAGAACCAATGAGGCGAAGTAGTCTCAACCACATATTCCATTATGTGGGCATTTTCGCGCAACAATTTGGCTTCTTCTTCAAAGACACCCCGCAAATTTCCTTTTACGGTTGCAGTGCGGGCGTGGGACCATCTCCGTGTCCCATGGCGGAACCAGGTCCAAGGGTTCCACCATTGAAAAGGGTTTTCCTTAACAGGGACTCCATATTCGTTTACAGAAACACAAAATTCATAACCTGGGTCAATATTATTGTCAGCTTTCTCAGATTTATATTGACCAGCAATCAAATCATCTTCTTGGTCACTATCCATATGAACATCTTTAATATCATCAATAGTCTGAGATTGAATGTCATCGATTTCCTGACATTTCTTTTTGAATTGATCAGCTACTTTAATCTCAGGATCTTCAACCAATCCCACGCGTTTCTCAGCCAACCTCATACATTTGTATTTTTCTTCATACTGCCCAAGATCTTTACTACGTTCTTCAATTTCTTTCTCAATCACACGTAATTTTTCAATCCGTTTTGTCAGTTCATTAATTTTTGCTTCATGAACCTGACACCTTTTCTTCCAGAAATTTTTATTATTGTTATTCCGCTTAACAATCTTCTTAGATTTAATTTCTGGACTGTAGCTAGGACTACAAGGTGAGACACCGAAATTCTTCTTTAAAACGGGACTTACGCGTGAGGGTTTTGGGACAGCAAGATCAAAGTTAAATGGATTAGATGCTTTAACTTTGTCTGGTGTGGCTGCGGTCGAAGTTACTACTGTAGGTGGAGTGACTGCAGATTGATGCGTCTTTGCTTTCCATAGCAAGACAGCAGGTTGTGAATTGACCGGTGGCGAGCATGGTGGTGAAACCAACGCAAACTTAGGTGAGCCACGGTCATCATGTTTTTGCTCGATGTTAATCGGACTACTACGATTAACAACGAATTCATAAACTGATTTAAAAGGTGAGGCTAAAACTTCACCCATCGCCTGAACGGGTGAGTTTCCTCGAATAGGAGAATCTCTCCCTCGGGTTGATTGAACATCAATTGCCGGATTAGATGCTTTTGCAAACATCAGTGTGGTGATGAAATTTTACACGGCG